ACCGCCGGCGATGCCTTCGTCACCGTGCAGTTCATCAAGCCGGTATCGTAAACATGGCCAAGCTGACCTGGCTTGGCACCGAAGACTATCGGGAGGGGGAAACCCCTCTCGAAAGCTGCGTGTGGTGCGGCGTGCTGTTCACGGCCTTCGACAAGGTCGAGGTGTCAGACCAGTGGATGATCAACAAGGCCCGCGGCAATCGGTTCTTTCGGGTGGAGGAAGGCAACGGTAGCCCGCGCCCTGAAACATGGACCAACGATCCGCCACCGCCACCGCCGCTCGATGATCCGCCGCGCTATCCCGACAACCCGCCGGACTATCCGCCCGAGGACGATCCCGATCGCGAGCCCAGCAAGAAACGGCGCGGACGGCCGCCGCGCATAAGGGACAATGGCAATGGCGATCAGTAATTACACCGAACTCAAGAACGAATTGTCGGCCTACCTGTTTCATCAGCGATTGGCCAACCGCTATGATAACTGCACCCAGTTGTTCGAAACCGCGGCCAATTCCCGGCTGCGAGTGCTGCCGATGGAGGCGGTCAACATCTTTCAGACCGCCACAGGTTCGGTTACGCTGCCGCCCGACTATATCACCTGGCGCACGGTGCTCTGGATCAGAGGTGGCATTCCGCCGGCATCGCCCGATAGCGGGCCGCCCTATCAAGGCATTGAGGTGGATTATGTGCACCCCGCATATCTGCGGAATATGAATTCATCGACCCGCCTCGGCCAAGACCCGGCGCTTTTCACCATCGAAGGCAATCAGTTTCACGGCCGCACTTTGCCGAACGACGGCAACCACGATTTCTACGAATTCCACTACTACGCCAAGATCCCGGCGCTGGTTGCCGCCGGCACCAATTGGCTGCTGACCGAATATCCCAACGCCTATCTCTACGGCGTGCTGACCGAACTCGCCGCCGTGCAGCGCAATGCCGAAATGGCGCAACTCTACAAGGCGCGGCGCGACGAAACCTTTCAGGAGATCATCCAGCGTTATGCCATGACCACCGGCGCCACCAGCGCGAAAGTGCGAACGGCGGAGTATTACTGATGCTCACCAAAATCTTCGACGACGGCGGCGCCGAGATTGCCGAGATCGAGATATCGGAAAAGCAGGCCGGCGTGCTCGAGCACGGCGACCAGATCGTCGTCATCTATCACACCCCGCAATTGCTGCGGCATGTCCTCGGCGAGCAGGCCGGATCATTCGAACTCCACAAGCGCGGGCAATTCGTGATCGCTAAGGACGTGGACGGCATCAAGCGATATGCCGGGCTGCAAGACGCCATCAAGCATGCGCGGGAACGTCCATGAAGCCGACGCCGATTGAATTTGCCGAATGGAAGCCGGACCTGGCCACGCTCGACACCAAGTTCGCGTCCGACGTGGAGAACGTGTTTGCGGGCGCCAATTCCTACCTGCCGTTTCCATCGCTGGCGCCGTTCAGCGCCGCATCGCTGTCCGATGCCGGCAACGACAGCTTCACCAAGATCCTGCTGCAGTTCGACGGCCCCACCACCACCATCACCGACAATAATTTTGGCGGCGCCGCACATGCCTGGACGGCGGCCGGCAATGCGACCTGCAGCACGGGCGATTTTCAATTCGGTGCCGCATCGCTGCTGTGCGACGGCGCCGGCGATTGGGTCACAACGCCGGATCATGCCGACTTCGCGCTCGGGACGAGCGACTTCACCGTCGATTTTTGGATCAAGCCAAACTTTGACTTCGGCCAACTCAATATTTTTGGCCAGTGTGACGCAACGCCAACGGCTGCATCATTTAGCATCGGTGCTTATCGAACCGCAGCCAACAAGTTGGCAATGGCATGGGGCACGGCGGCGGGCACCAGCACAATTTTCAGCACTTCCAATGTCACGTCGCTGACCGGCTGGACGCATGTTGCCTTGGTTCGCATAGCCTCGTCCTTCCGGCTGTATATCAATGGGGTGCAGGAGGCGTCAGCCGGCATCGGCGGCGCTATCAACAATTCCAGCAACGCATTCCGCATTGGTGCATTGGGTGAAGTCACCAGCACGCCGATGAGTGGTCGCATTGACGGTTTTCGCTTAAGCGTCGGCAAGGCGCGCTGGACCAACACATTCGAGCCGCCGCGGGTGCCCTACTTCAATGCCGGCGGCCGCGTGTGCGGCCTGTATTCCGCGCGCACGGTGGATGGCGGCTGGAAAATGTATGCCGGCACTACCACCAAGCTGTTCTCATGGTCGCTGGCGGGCTGGATCGATATCAGCCGCGTGGGCTTGCCCTACAACGTGGCACCGAATGACCTGTGGATGTGGGAGCAGTCAGGCGACAAGGTCGTCGCAGTCAATAGCAACGATTTCCCGCAAGTGGCGCCTGTTGACGGCAGCAGCGTCTTCGCCAACCTGGCCGGCGGACCACCGAAGGCTACCAACGTCAAGCAACTCGGCGACTTCCTGTTTCTGTCGGGGCTGGCGCCCGGCACCACCACCGGCACGGTGCCGATCGCCTGCAATAATCGCTGCATCGTCTGGTGTGGCATCAACGACATCACGATGTGGCAACCGGGCACCAACCTGTGCGACATGCAGGAATTTCCTGACGGTGGTCCGGTGCAAGGCGTGGCTGGCGGTGAGATAGGTTATGTGGTGCAGGATCGCACCGTCAGGACGGGGCAATTCATGCCCGGCGACACCACCTACATTTTTAGTTTCTCGCGGGCGCTGCACGACCGCGGCTCGGTGAGTAAGTACGGCTTCACCTCGATCGGCAACGTGCTGTATTTCGTGGCCGAGGATGGCTTCTATTCGATCAGCGGCCAACAGGTCACGCCGATCGGCGCCGACAATGTCAACGAGTGGTGGCTGGCCAATACCGACGCTAGCAGGCGCAACGTCATCCATTGCCTGGCGGGCGTGAACAAGCCGCGCATGGTCTGGGTGATGCACAATTCGACCGCCTCGCCAATGTACGATCGGGAAATGATCTTCGATTGGTCGAACGGCCGATGGACCAAGGCCGGTGTTGTCGCGCAAGTCTTTGGCCTGTTGTCAACGGCTGGGCTCGACCTCGACACTATCGGAGCGGAGTTGAACGATACCTGGCTGGACATCGAGCCGCTGCCGCAACCGCTCGACAGCTTCGCCTATATCGGCGGCCGGCCGCTGATCGGCGCAATTGATCCCAATGGTTTCCCCTCGACCTTGTCCGGCCCCAACATGGCGGCAACACTGGAAACCGGCGAGGTGCATCTGGTGCCGGGCCGGCGTGCGTTCGTGAACGAGGTTTACCCGGTGGACGACGCCGCCTCGGATGCGCCAGGTGAGATTGTAACCGGCACTCGGGAGCGGCTGCAGGGCGGTGCGCCGTTCTGGACGCCGCCGGTTCCCATCGAGCAGACGGTGGGCTCGGCCTTTGTGATGACCTCGGCGCGGCTGCATCGGTTTCGGCGGCTTATTCCCTACGCCTCAACATGGACCCACGCCCAGGGCGTGGCGGTCAGTGTGCAACCGGATGGCGATGGCGTCACGTTATGACCGAGGATTTGCGGCCGCCATACCGCATCGCCTTTGATACCGCGCGCGATCCCTACGCCGCGCGCAATGCACTTGGAATTCTTGGCCCTGGCGGAACCCTCGTTCCCAGCGGCGGTGGCGGTGGAGCGCCACCCGGCGCGCAATACATTGTCGCAGCGGCCGATCCGACCCTGACCGCCGAGCGGGTGCTGACCAACACGGCGACGATCACCTGGGATTTCTCCACCCCGGGGCAGGCGAAGGCGTCCACCGCGGCTGGCGGCGGCAACGTCAGCAACTCGGGCACGCCCACAGCCGGGCAATACGCCAAGTGGGTCACGGCAACCACCATCCAGGGCGTGGCGCCGGCGATGGTGCTGGCCGACATCGGCGCGCAGCCCGCCGGCAACTACCAGCCGCTCGATGGCGATCTGACCGCCATTGCGGCGCTGGCCGGCACCAACGTGATTTACTATCGGTCGGCGGCTGACACCTGGACCGCGGTCACGATCAGCACGGGCCTGTCATTTAGCGGCGGCGCGCTCTCCTGCACGGTGAGCACGGCGGGATCACAGCCGCTCGACGCCACGCTGACTGCGTTCGCTGCCTACAACACCAACGGTCTGCTGACGCAGAAGGCGGCCGAC